ATCACTTCGTCCGGCTGTTCGAGGTCGCCCCAGCTGATCCGCTCCCCGGTGTCCATGTTAATAAGCCCGGCGCCCATGTCTTCCGGTTCGGCGTTGAGGAACTCCGGCAAGTCCGGGGTGTTGTTCGTGTTTTCGCTCATGATGTGATTTCCTTCTGTGTGATGCCGGGGCATCCCCCGGCGGGTAATACGAGAATTAAACCGCTGCGGCCCAGCTTTTTCCTGTCCGCTTATCCTGCGCCCAGGTGACCTGCCATGCGTGCTCTGCTAAGTCATGGGCCTGCCAGCTGCGGCCGTCCCGGGTGATGAGGATTTCCTCAAAATCGGTATAGATTACATTTTCGGAGATGCTCTTTCCGGTCTTCTCAAAAATGCGGGCCTTACGAACATCGGGCATTTCTTCCAGCCGGCGGTTTGCTTTCCGCATGGTATCGAGGAGAGTGCCCTTGGCATCAAGTTCCACCCACTGGGCGATTGCGGCGGGGCCGTCCCCCATTTCTACACACATTAAATACTTCATGATTTGCTATCCTTACGTTGTCCGGGGCGTTCCCCCTTGCTCATGTTTCTATTATCCTGTATTTTACCGCCTGATTCTGTGATGTATGTCTCATTTTAGAAAACTTGCACAAAAAATGGCGGGTTTCCCCGCCTTCCTGTTATTTGTTCCCGGTTGCCCTCCGGACGGCATATGCCAGCCCGACCGCCCCGATGTCAACGATGTCTTGATCGCTCTGGCGCTGGAGAAATTGAAACCCCCTCTGAAATAGCAGCATCAGGAGCTCCCGGTCTGAAACCGTGGTGTTATCGGTTATTTTTTCTGCGCTCTCCCGGATTATCCGGAGCATTTCGTCCATCCGCTCCCGCTGCGCTTCGGTCATTTATGAGATCCTCCATCTTAATGAGCGGCGGGGGTGTATTGTCTCCCGCCGGTTCCCGGGGGCGTTCCGCCTCCGGCTTTGTTTTGCAAATTGCGTGCAGCTTACTAAACCCGGGCCGCGCTGGCCGCCGTTATCCGGAGGAAGTCCGGGGTTAAATATTCCGCCCACCGGGTTGTTTCCGCTGCGTATCGGGGAAAATAATGCCCGCATTTGCTCGCAATACGCCCCGGGGCGGCCGTCCACGGTTTCGCCCGGCCTATATAGTGTATTATCCGGGGGGCGGTGATGGTGTATGCCGGGTCGGTGAACATGAGGTTATATGCCGGCGGCATCCGGAAAATCATGCCGGTATATTTCCAGTTTAGAAAATCCTGTTCCGGGCAAAATAGTTTTTCCCGGTATGCCCGCAAAAACGCGGCGTATTCCCGGAAGAGGTCATCGGTCAATAGCCCCGCCGGGTATGCTGCAAAGCCCGTGTTGTAATAATCCGGCATCGCCGCAAAATCCGATAAATGAAGCCCCCGGAGCCAGTTATCCCGGTTTGCCCGCTCTGACACGGCGGCTATCAGGTTGTTTTCCGCTGCCGCCTCGATTGCCGGGGTGATGTGGTTAAGGGTCAGGGTATCCATATCAATATTGACGATGACTTCGGCTTCCGTCCGCATTTCCGCCAAGGCCTTGATCCTCATGGCAAAGGCCGGCATTTGCTCCCGGGTAAAAAACATCTCGGAATACTGGTTTTTTACGTCGTCAAATATCGGCATATCCGGGAAGGTAACGTCCCGGATTTCGGCCCGGTTTCCGTACCTGTCAAGGGCCAGCCGGAGCCGCCGGTAATTGCCCCCGGCTTCCGCAAATACCACCAGCGGGATCCGGCTGTTAAATTTGAGAAACGTCCCGGCGGCTATAATTGCCGCATCGATATAATCCGGGTCTATCACGCAGAATGCCTTTGCCCTCATAGCAGCCCCTCAAGGTAATTAATTCTGTCCCGGTATCCCTGCCTCTCAGATTTAATTTCTGAATATTCCTCCCCTGAAATTTGCCCTTCCGCGTATTTAATCGCCTTGTAATCTGAATCGGAAAGCAGTTTCTTTAATTGAGTTATTTCAAGTCTGTATTGATCTTTGAGAAGATCCTGCTCTGTTTTCATCGGACAAAGTTCTTTACGATAAGTCCACCCGTTAATATCTGATTGCTGAGTGTCTGAAATAGGAATGTAGTTATGTTCAATATCCAGCCCTATTTTATACGCTAATTCAGCATTAGCAGTAAACCCTTCAATATGACCATCTTCGTTAATACGTTCGTAGAAATAACAACCTTTAGGGGCGTTATCCCAAGGATTAGGAATAATTTCAGGTTCAGGAATTTCAATATCCGGAATGCTTTCTAATTCATTATTTTCTGTCATATTATTTCCTTACTTAATCGTACCAAGACACGCATAATACTTACAATATGTCGGAAGCTTGCTTACCCAAACTTTTGTAACTATTCCTGCTTGAACAGGAACAGCTAATACATATGATGAGTCTGTTGATAAGAATGTCCCATAGACTGTAAAATTAGCAGCATTAAAATGATAGTATCTAACAATAAGAAAATCATTTTCTTGTGTGCAATTATCTAGCCTAATAAATAACCAACCGGGATAACTAGGATTATTACCATTGATTTTTAATTCATTTGGCTGATCATATGCAGTATTCCAGTTCGTTGTTACAACGTCATAAGAATCAAAAATATCAGGCAGACTCAACGCCCCCGGATTAATGCCGTTGAGGGTTTTCCATTTGGTTGTTGAATTACCAAGATTGTAAGTGTTATTTGTTCCCGGAATTGTATCAGCACCTAATAAATAAGTTTTATTTGTACCGTCTGCTGCAATTGATAATCTCAAAACGGCTATATTTGTCGTACCCCATGCTGTCAAATTCCATTCTATTGCATTAGTGCCATTAGTTTCAACATAGCATCTTTTTTGATTTATTCTATTACTTGCACTACTATAATCTGGAGCATAGTCATTTTGAATTGAATAATAATATGTGCTAGATGGCAGCGTTCCTTTTGTTAATGAAGGAACTTCTGTATAAATACGTCCATTATTAGTTAAAGTTAATCCTTTTGATTTAATATTATTAAAAGTGTTATCCTCGCTCCACGTGTTAGCAGAATTAAACAAATCAGTTACATCTGATTTTGTATGCGTATGAGCAACAGGTGTTCTTGCATCAGATAAACGTGAATCATTGCCTTCGCAAATAGTACCCGCTGCAGTTCCATAAGCTGGAAAATCAGTAATATCTGCTTTTGTGTGTGTATGCACCAGAGGAGCTTTCCCTGATAATGCTGTTGTATGCTCTGCTACTGTGCCTACTGCATTGTCTAAAATCTGCCAGTTGCCTGCAAGCCCGGAATAGCAATTCCGCTCGCCTTCGTCTGGTAAATAAATTCCATGCGTTAATGTTTGTCCCATATTGCCCCCTTTGTGTATATTACATTGGCTCCCCGTACGGGCTTATGCCGTACGGACTTATGCCATAACCTTCTGACGGGGTTATGTCATCTGTGAAAATGTCTTCCGCATAATTGATCAGCGTCAATTCGCAAGTCTTATCTTGCGGGGTTACCCCGGTTACCCAGCATCTCACCAGCTCCCCGATGGCAAAAAACGGGTATTCAAGATCCGCCCCGTACCGGTCATCCCATTCAAACATGGCGGCCGCCAGCTGGAGGTGGTGGCTGTCCTTCCGGGTAAATGTCCGGGATATCGGGGAGCCGTCCATCTGGCGGATGTATATGATGCCAGCCGAGTGCGTCGCTTTTATTTGCTGATCCGTGGTAACGGTCAGGGTGTCGCTGTCGTATGCGGTGATGCGGCCGGTGATGTTGCTCATGCCTTCATCTAATACCAAGCCCACGAGGTCATTGTACTGGCAATTCAGGCCATCAAGTTCCGTTTTGACCTTGTATGTAACCCGGGTATTCCGGAGATACCGGAGCCGCCTCATGCCCATGGCTTCCGCCTGCGCCCGGCTGGTTACGCCGAAGGCCCGGAGCTTTTCCTGATGGGGGCTTTCCGGGTATAGCGTGATGCTCTTATCCCCGTTTTCGTCTACATGACAGAAAATGGTTTCCGTTTTATACGTTTCCGGGCTTGTATACTCGACCACCACCTCGTTGACGTCATCCTCTTTCGGCAAATTGAAGGTTATCTCCGGCGATGCCGTGAGATTCTGCATCGTGAAAATCTGCGTCAGGGGTTCATTCTCCCCCTGGGGGTGCAGCCGGGAAAATGCCAGCTTGTTGTCCCGGATAATGGGCGATGCGAAGCCCACCGTCAGGATATCCTGCAATACCTGTAAAAGCGTCCCGTCGCTGTCGATGGTGCCGTTTAATTCTATGCCCCGGGCGTTCCAGAAGTCGTTAAATTCCGCAAGGCTGGCGGCGTCCAGAATGCCGGCGTACTTGCTCTGACTTACTACGTACTGCACCGCCGGGGCCAAGTCCCGGGTGGCGGTTTCCGTCCCGCCCCCGACCGGGGGAAGCTTCCGCGTCCAGTAGGTGGCTATCTGGTTTTCTGATAATTCGGAGAGCGTTTCGCTTCCGCGGAACCGGCAAATTAAAACCGTGATGTCATCGTACTGGTTTTTGGTGGATATTACGGATTTGAGACCGACCCACCGTACCTCCTCCAGCGCCCGGGTGTTGTTGCTGGATTCCGTGAGATTCTTTATCCGGAACTCATAATTTCCGGGGGTTGCCGCCTCCATCTGGTACGTGTAAGCCAGTTCGTCGTTGGTGTGGGCGGTAAATTCCCGGGTGATGGTTGTCCACGCGTCATTGCTGCCGGCGGCCCGGTATCCGATTTCTAGGGTTACCGTGAGATCCCGGAAGGTTCCGTTATCCTGCAAATATCCAAGCCCCTGGGGGAAACGGATATCATATTCAAAAATGGTCGCCGCGGCCCCCACCGGGCAGGCCCGGTATGGCCCGACGTACTGCCCGGCGTTGCTGTTTTCGTCAAGGGTAAATGTCAGGGCCGTCTGGGTGTATCCCTGCGCCCAGAACTCGCTCCATCCCGTGATGGGTGCATAGCTGGAGTTTACCTTCCGGATGGTGTAGGTGTTTCCGTCCCGGCTCATATACTCATACAGGCCGTTATCGCTGCCGGCGGTATAATCGGACGGCATCGGCTGCGCCAGCGTTATCCGCCGCTCATAGGAGATACTCGTATTGTAGGCCCCGGCCGGAGCTGCCGGGGCTGGCGGGTAACTTCCGGAAGGCATTTCTAGGCTATCGAACGTCATGGTGGCCTTTCCGGCGAGCGTGTCATACGCTATCGCGAGAAGCTCTGCCTGTGCGGTAATGCTGTCCACATTTTCCGCGGTGCGGATTTCCGCCCCGCCGGTACCGCCGCGGATAGTGTAGGTGAGGCGGGTGATGTTTTCCGATGTGAGGTTGACCAGGTCTCCGGCGGCGGTAATTATTGACGTGTCATCCGGGTCAGTCTCCCGGGGGCGGAGCCATGCCTTATGCTCTGCCGCCGCGTCGTTCAGAAAATATTCCGGAAGGTCGGCCGTGATGTCGGTGGTTCCGGTTACCGCGTCCGGGGTGATGGTGTCCGATGTCCCCAGCTGCCGGATGTCGACGCTGCCGGAAATTGTGAAAAATGCCCCGATATCCCACGGCAGCGTGAATGCGTGATATATCATCATGCTGCCGGGGCCCTGCGTCCCGCCGTCTATCGTCTGGGAGGTATAGTACCCGCCGGCGAGCGTATCCCCGTTATATGTGATAGCGCTCCCCGTCTGGGAACTTTGGTCAATTTCCGTAACCGCCGGCTCGAGGGTATGCCCGGAGCCGGTTACCTCTGTACACTGGTAATAGCAGTACCAGCTTTTATCCTCCGGGGTGTTCTGGTCGGTCATGACCTCCCCGGGCTCCAAAACTGAAACCTGGCATCCCGGAAGCTCTGAGATTGGGGTTTCCCCGACGAACACGTCCGAGCCGTCCCCGGCCCGCTCATACTTCCCCCGCCCCTGGCATAAAATCATGTCGACGAACATGATGTTGTTGCGGTAAAAAATATGTTTATCGGCTAAATAATCCGGAAACCGCTTAAAATGGCCGAAGGTCTCCGGGATTATGTTCATTAAATTGACCTGGTTCCCCTGCGCGTTGACGTCGTATATCGAGGAGCCTTGCTTGGTTTCCGCCGTCCCGGCCTTCCCCAGCCGGTTCATGGATATGATGGAATATATTGCGCTGGCGACCGCCATTACTATGGAAATTATTGCCATGACGGCGGTGGCGGTGAGGCCCCCGGCTTCGATGATAACCGTTATCTGGCGGGCGCTGCCGATGCGGCATTTCGGCCATAAGCCGACGGGGATTTTTACCCCGTCCATGACCAGAGTCAGATATGCTTTTGCGGCGGCGGCTTCCGTGTATGCGGGGCATTCCCGCAGCATGATGTCCGCTATTGTTGCATCCGGCGGAAGGTCTAAGTGTACCCGCTCGATTACCCGGGACAGGTCTTCCCGGCTTACCACCCGCAGCTCTGTCATGTCGCCCCCTGTTTTAAATGTTCCACGTGGAACAATTATAAAATTTTTTCTCCGGGGTCGTATCGGTAAAATCTCCGGTTTGAGAGGTTGGCCGCCGGCAGCCGCTCATACCGGGCCCCCCGCTGTTCCGTGGTATGCAATACCCGGCCGCCGAGGCATATGCCTACATGATAAAGCCGCCCCCGGCAAAAAAGGGCCATCACGGCATGGTCTTCCGGCCCCGGGATTTCCCGGAACTTCCCCCGCTCCATCTCCCGGCTGAAGCCGGCGCTCATGGTATTGCCGGAAAAATCCGCATATTCCGGGAGGTCGATTCCTAAAATCTCCCGGTAATAATCCCGTACCAGCCCCCAGCAGTCTAAATTGGGAAATTCCCGGCCGCCGGGTGTATGTCGGACTAATAAATAATCGTTAAGGCTTCTCATGCGACGTACTTCAGCCCCGGGGAATTGTATGCGGTATAGCGGAGTTGCGGGAACTCGGTATTTAGCATATCGCAGAATGATGCGGTAAAATCGGCCCTTTCCCGGGTTATCTGGCCGCCTATGACGGTAAGTGTGAGCTGATATACCGCCGCCATGCTCACGGGATGGTACTGCGTCAGGGTCAGGTATGTCGGAGCGTTGCTGCCAAGGGCCTGCTTAATGTAGTGATAGCATTCCCCGTTAACCCCGCATATAGAGAAGCTTAAGTCTGAAAATCCGCTGTCGCTGCGTTCCGGCATCTGGATCGTGAATGCCGCCCCCCGGTATGTCTGGCCGGCGATCTCCATGTCTTCATACGCCAAAACGAACCGGAGCGTACCGATGGCGGCATTGGTTACCGTCAGGCAAATAACGGGCATCTGCCCGCCGCTGGCGTATATCTCGTTAAGGGTGAGGATGCTCATATCTTATTATCTCCCTGGATGCGTCCCGGGCGGCCGACCACATTTCCGGATTTCCCGCGTGGGCTAATACCGCATCGCGCAGAAGCTGCAATATGTGCAAGGTGTCCCGGCGGTATCGGGCCGCCGCGATGATGCCGGAAAACATCGCATATTCCGGCGTGCCCTTCCGGTAAAATGCCCGGTGCTCTTTTACAACCTCCATCGCCGTGGGCGGTATAGGCGGGACCCGGGGGATGATTTCCTGTGCCATGTCCGCCCCTTAATCTTCATCCAAAAGCCCGGCGAATGCGGATTCTTCGAGTTTTCGCTGCAACCTCCGGAGCCGGATCTCATATACGGCGAAACATACCGCCGCCGGCAGGAAAAAGAGAACCCACATCATGACACCCTCGCCGCCCATACGACCGCCCCTTCGGTGATGATTGCATAGGATTTGCTTCCGACCTCCACGATGTCGCCGCTCTGGTATGCGGTCAATACCGGCGCCCATAAGAGATAAATTTCCCCTTTGCATTCCGGATTCCAGCCGGGGATCCGCATTTTTCTGATGTATGCCTGCCCTACGTTAAGGTGCGGGAGGTTGTAAGCGGAGGCGAGCGGTATAGCGGCCCCTGCCGGTATCGCAGCTGCGGGCATAGGATTACCATAACCCCAGAAGTCCGTGTTTATGTTACCGTCGCTGTTGCCTAATGTGTGCCATACTTGAAATAACCGGTGAGCCTTCTGCCCCCCAACGGAGGTCGAAGCCTGCCCCTGATATGACCAGTTCCGGCTGTCATATCTTGCGTTGCAATGTACTTGGATGCCTGCAGAGGGGGTATTTGGTGCATAGTTTACATAATATCCCGTAGAGATAACTTCCGCCCTGTTGTCGCTCAAGTTTTCGGCAAAAGAAGCTATGCTGATATCGCCGGGTAATTGCTGGTAGGTAGTTATTTTAGTATTTGGACAGACAGCAAAACCTATGCTTGTTTGATTATTACCTTCGTCAGTCGGGAAAATAACGAAGTTAACCCCGTCCGTTTGTCCGGCCCCGTTTACGAAAGAATACCCCCGGCTGTATTCCCCATTCCAGTAAATAATGCTGATTGCTATGGTGTCGTTAATTATGCTGTAAGGTAAAGCGTATGTGCCTGTATTGCTTCCGGCTGTTGTAAACCACCGGCTCATAACTCCGGTGGCATAAAATGGTATTCGGTCTAGCCCGTACTGACTGCTCCAGACGTCGGTGTAATCCTTTTCGACCTTCGGGGTCATGTTCATCGCGATGACAAGGGCGCCGTCAAAAAATCCAACGCTGAGACAAACATTATCTTCGTCGGTGCCTATATAAATTACATCGCTCTCATAGTGCCGGCCGTTGTAATCTGCCGCCGGGATAAGTCCGGAAACATATGTATCGTATAGCGGCGCCCCCGTCCATCGTGCGGATCCGACGGTGATTGTGTCAAGTACGGTCAGCCCGGTATTCTGACTTAAAATCAGCGTTACGATGTCCTGCAAAAGGCTATTGAGTTTCGTGGTAAGGGTATCCGTTCCCGCCGTATAGCTCACACTGTAAGTAACTTTTTTCTTGATTGCCATAATTTAAACCTCGTCGTAAGTTCCCGCTGATTCTGTCGTTGTCGCTGTCCCGATTCCGGCGCCGGTGTCCACGTCTTCTTCGATCACGCTGTCAATGTCTGCGATGCGGGCGCCCTCGGTTGTTTCGGCCAGTCCGAACTCGTCATCCGTGGAGCCCTGCGGGAGGTAATGGTCTTCCCAGCTGCCGTCGTCTACGATTGTATTGCTGGCGTCTAAGGTCATACTGAGCCGGTATATCGTCCCGAGGGCAGCGTTGGTGGATACAACCGCCGCCGTAAATTCCCCGTTCTGGATCCTCACATAGCGGTATTGGATTGCGTTATCTCCATCGGTAGCCAGGAGCGGCATAACGTACCACTCGGCGCCGCTCTGAATGTCGCCTTTATACCATTGCAAAAACTCCCGGTATAGCGCTTCCGGCAGGAGGATCTGGATCTGCAATTCATCGGGGGCGCCGGCATTGACCAGCCGCTGCCGGGCGTATCCGTCCGCCATCTGCGTCCGGAGGATGTTGCTCTTATGTTTTGCCGTGTATCCCGCCTGCAGCGGCTTCGGCAGATTGCTAGGATAAAATTTCACGCGCCATACCTCCGGATTTGGTAAGTGTTTTCGAGGGTTTTGGCCATCTGGCCGCCCCGCCTGATATTGCTCACAAATATATTGATTATTCTGTCCCCGTCCCGGGTTTCTGTTTCGCTCTGCCCCGCCCGGGAGGCATCCTCATATAAATTTACGGTTACGCTGCCGCCGGAAATTGCGGAGCGGGCGAGATCGGCCGTCTTCCGGCGGCTGGTTACATTCGCCGGCCCCTCGATAATTTCCGGGCCGTATTCCCCGACGATGCCCAGCCCGCCGGCGGGTATGCTGCCGCCTTTATCGTGCATCGTGACAGATTTTAACTGCCCGAGGATCCCCGTGGTTAGGGCCACGGCGTTGGCGTAT